ACCAAAAAGGCAAAAGGTGGGAAGAGAAAGGGCCGATAATGGGCGAGCTTAAAAAATGGCTTGATCAGAAGTGGGTTCGAATTAATACCGAAGGCGAAATTGTCGGCGAGTGTGGCAGTTCGGAGAACAAAAAGAACCCAGATCGTTGTTTGCCAGAAAAGAAAGCGAGATCTTTGAGTAAATCAGAGCGTGCGGCTACGGCGCGTAAGAAAAAACGAGAAGGGTCAAAAGGTAAAACCGTTGTTGCAAACACTCCCAAAGCTAAAGTCACCAAGATGAAGGCGGGTGGGGCTGTGAGAGCGGAGATTGCAAGGGGCTGTGGGGCTGTTATGAGCGACCGCAGGAAGAAAACAAAGTATTTGTGAGGTTGATATGTCTCGAGTGAATCTTGGTATGGGCGGTTTCAAGAAGAAAGCTGCGCCCAAAAAGAAAGCAATGAAAAGTAAAGGTAGCGCGCAAGGGGCTAAGATGAAGTCCAAAGGCGGCGCTATGGGCGGCAAGAAAGAAATGATGCCCGGTGGCATGAAGAACGGCGGCGGCGTCAAGCCAAAAGGCATGAAGAACGGTGGCAAAATGGCACCGAAGGGCATGAGATACGGCGGAAAAATGAAAAAGAAAGGTGACAAGGTAGGCGGCAAAATCTGATATGCCATACCTACAATCCAACATCCCGCACTTTAAGTGCTGGGTGCGTCGTGAGTACACGAAGAATCACGAGGAGTATCACGGCGAGTTTTTGCACGCTATGGCAATTGCTGTGACAACCATGCCGTGCAGGTGCTTGAGCTTTCAGTTGATCTTTACAGGGATCGAAGCAGAAGGCGAAGAAGAGGACACCGTTCACGGGGGCGCTATGTGGGCTCGCATGCCGATCACAGCTTTGGTAGGGGACGTCCCGTTAGAGGAGTGGCCAGAACCTATGCCGGTTTGGGCGGCCCAACCTTGGGATTGTAGCTCGCATCATCACTCTGTGTATGTGCTTGATAGAGCTACGCCGTGCCCTTGGTTGGCTAAAATCGACGGAGAAATGTATCCCGCGAAGTATTTGTTCACGGTGGACTACACTGAAAGCGAGATCGCGGACGACCCTGCGCAGCATAAGCAAAGTCATGTTTTGCAGTTGTTAGACGCCGGTTCTTGGACGGGCAACATAGTTGCTTTGCCAAATAACCGAGTACGAGTTACTCACCCGGCATGGTTCGAAACAGGAGAAGGCGCACCAGATTTCAAGCCCTCTGCGCATATACATTATTCGAAAAGCGATTTAGATTACACGCTTGACGTAAACCAAATTTTTGACAACTTGTACAATGACAACGAGCAATAGCAAAGATTTCGAATTAGATGTCGCGGAATACGTCGAAGAGGCGTTTGAGCGTTGTGGCCTTGAAGTAAGAACAGGTTACGATCTCAAAACCGCGCGTCGTTCGTTAAATTTGTTATTCGCAGATTGGGCTAATCGGGGCTTGAATCAATGGACCATTGAGCAAACTTCGATTACTTTGGCATCCGGCGTCCGTGACTACCCCGGCGGTACGATCACGATGACGGTCGGTGCATCTACTAGTTTGACTGTTGGCGAGACGATTACGGGCGGCACCAGTGCGGCGACAGCCACGATCACAAGTAAACCCTCGGCTACCACTTTAGCTTTGACCATTCCTGTGGGCACGTTCCAAGCGGCAGAGACTATTACCGGGGGCACAAGCGGGGCCACCACTACGGTCAGTGCAGCAGTCGATTTGTCGGATGTGCGTAGCACCATCGACATACTTTCTTCTGTCGTTACACGAGACGGGACGGACTTTCAGATCGAGCGTATTAGCCGTTCAAGTTACTTGAACATACCTGATAAAGACCAAACGGGACGTCCAAACCAGTTCTTTTTGGATAGGCAAATTACCCCGGTTTTACGGGTGTGGCCTACGCCAGACAAGAACACGGACATTATTAAGTTTGATCGTTTGACCCGTATTGATGACGCGGACACCAATACCAACACGGTGGATGTGCCTTTTAGGTTTTATCCGTGTTTAACTGCCGGGTTGGCGTACTACATTTCTATGAAACGTAATCCGGGCATGATGGCGGTTTTGAAGCAGGTGTACGAGGAAGAAATGCAACGTGCAATGGACGAAGACCGAGATCGTGCATCTCTGCGAATCAGCCCCGGCTATGAGTATTACAGGACGTAGTTATGTCAGGTTTTGCTCGAGGTAAATACGCTTACGGGATTTCAGACCGATCTGGTGTCCGCTACAAGCTTAACCGCATGAAACGAGAATGGAACGGGTCTTTGGTCGGGCCGGACGAGTACGAACCAAAACAGCCGCAATTGTTCCCAAAACCTCCGGTAGATGACCCTCAAGCCTTGCGTAACGCCCGCCCTGACAGGGTCGAGCCTATGGTGGTCTCTGTGGGGGTGCCAAACGTTCTAGAAAAGACTTTTACGCCGGTTAAAGCGTCCACACAGGTTGGTACAGTCACGGTGGTGATCACATGAGTTTTACTTTTGATAGCTTGAAGACAGCGATACAAGATTACCAAGAGACGAGCGAAACCACGTTCGTCAACAATCTGCCTGTATTTATTAAAGAGGCGGAAGAACGGATCTTAAAAAACATAGAGTTACCGGTATTTCGCAAAAACGTAACAGGCACCGCCGCTGCAGATAACACTTATTTGGCTACACCTACGGACTTTTTAGCGCCGTACAGCTTGGCTGTCATAAATAGTAGTGAATACGAATACTTACTGTTCAAGCATGTTAGTTTTATTCGTAGTTATACGCCCAACCCAGCCACGACGGGCACACCAAAGTATTACGCGTTGTTCGATGACAACACCTTCATACTCGCTCCAACGCCGAGCACGAACTTTACTTTTGAACTTCATTACAAGTTTCGGCCTGCTTCGCTTACTGCGGGGGCCGGGTCTGGCACCACGTGGCTGTCTGAAAACGCCCCGGATGCGCTGTTATACGGTGCTTTGGTTGAGGCTGCTACGTTTCTGAAAACGCCGGAAGAGGCTGCCAGATACGACCAAAGATTTGCCCAAGCGGTGGCGGCACTGAAAGATTTGGGCGAGGGTTATGGCGCTCGTGACGAATACCGTTATGACATTTCAAAAGGTAGGTAAAAGTGTTTGAAACGGTAGAATCGTCGATTGGCCAAGTCACGGTGGCGACGACACAGAACGGTGGCCACTCTGTGGACTACTGGTCAGAAGAGGCGACCAAACGTATAGTTAGTGTGGGTGGTAAAAGCCACCCCTTGATCGCGCAACAAGCCGAGGCTTTCAAAGAAGCTGTTTCGAGCGTGATATCGTTTTATATGAAAGAAGCAATTAAAAGTGACCGCACGACCTTGATTGCTTTATTGGAGCAACAAGGCCATCAGGATATGGCAGAAATACTCAGGAGACTGTAATGGCTATCACGACGGCTATGTGTACTAGCTTCAAAAAAGAACTTTTGGAGGCTGTCCACAATTTCAAAAACACTGGCGGCAGCACTTTCAATCTTGCACTGTACACCAGTTCTGCAAGTCTGGGCGCAAGCACAACGGCTTACACCACCTCAAACGAGGTATCTGGAACAGGGTACACAGCAAAAGGTGCGTCTCTGACACGAGTCGATCCGAGCACTTCTGGCACTACGGCACTCACAGATTTTAGTGACCTGACTTTCAGCAGTAGCTCTATCACCGCGCGTGGTTGTTTGATTTTCAACGATAGCGCCAGCGGTGACCCCGCAGTGTGTGCGTTAGACTTTGGTGGCGATAAGACGTCGAGTTCTGGCGATTTTACCGTGCAGTTTCCAACTGCGGATGCGTCGAACGCGATTATTCGTATTGCCTAATATGCAGTGGCTCAACAGTCCCAGCAAACTAAAATGACTCCGGCGGAGTATTTGTTGTGGCTGCGCCAGCAACAAGATCCGAGTCATAATCAGTAGGGAATAGAGAGTGGCAAACGTAACGGGTTGGGGCAGAGGCACTTGGGGCCAAGGCGCGTGGAGCGAGCCCATACCCGTAGAGGTGACGGGCGTTTCTGCCACGGGGGCTGTAGGCACCGTCACAGTTACTGGAGATGCTAATGTCACAGTCACCGGCGTCGCAGGCACAAGTGCCGTTGGATCAGTCACGGTATCAGCAGATGCGAACGTCTCTGTTACAGGCGTTGCTGGCACCGGTGCGGTCGGTTCGGTCACGGTATCAGCAGATGCGAACGTTTCTGTCACTGGTGTCGGAGGCACAGGTGGTGTTGGTTCAGTTTCAGTCACCGGAGACGCAAACGTCTCTGTCACAGGCGTTTCTTCGACGGGAGCGGTCGGCTCCGTCACTATTGTCGAGGGCACGGGCGTCACTTTCTCGGTCACTGGAGTCAGTGGCACAGGTTCTGTCGGAACGGTTACTGTATCCGGCAATGCGGCTGCCGCCGTTACTGGTGTTTCTGCTACCGGATCTGTCGGAACGGTTACAATCGCAGTGGACATCGTCGCGTCTCCGAGTGGGGTCAGCGGCACGGGCGCAGTGGGAACGGTTACGGCGATTAGTTC